TGAAGATGTTTCTTCTTCTTTTGAAGCTTCCATATCATCTATTGTATCTTGTATAAGCCCAATAACTTCTTGATTAGAAATAACTTTAGATAACAATGATTTAAGTATCTTTAATTTTATAATAGGATCTTCTATATCTCCAACCATTCTCATAACATCATCAGTAATACCTATTTCTGATGATAAGCTATCTCTCTCATCTAGTTCTTCTTGAGTTACAGGTTCTTGCATTTGTAAAGTGAACTTATTAACATAAGAATCAAGCCCTCTATCTATTAAAAGAATATTTACAACATCAGTAAGCATTTGACGTATTGTAGCTTGAACTCTTTTAACAGTTTTAGCATATCTTGAAGATACTATTGACAATGAAGTTCCACCATTAAAGCCCGTAGCATCATCTGTATCGCCTAAATACTGTTTAGGAATCTTCATACTCCCATAGAACTTATTCTTAAAATAGTCTATATCTGCTATATCTTTAACATTTACATCTCCACCTATTTGTTGAGTATTTATAGCACCAATCCCACTTCTGGTTGGAACATAAATATTATTTTCCATAGCACCTGGGTTTGTATACTCTGATAATTTATCTCCATCATTTATAGATGTCTTCTGTTCAACTAATGATTTTACTCTTTGAAGATATGGTTGAACTCTCTCTTTAGGCATATCGGCAACTTCTACTTCAATAACCCTTAATATAGATGATTTAGTTAATCTATTTAGCAATAAGGCATTTTCAAGAAGCATCATTTGACGCCATATTTTATAAGAACTAAATAATATGGATTGACCTCTGTTAACAGTATATATATTTGATTCTTTTTCATCTGTTAGATCAGTCCCATTGAATATTTGAACTTGTTCAGGAATTCTTGGAGTATCATCTGTTAAGGCTGCATGAACATAACTTACAGCATTATATACTTCAATATCTCTCCTTCTCATTTTATATAAATAATATGAAGAGATTATGGGGTTATCCTGTTGATGAAGTACTGGAAGAGTATTTGTTTTTATATAAGCATAGCTCTTTCCAAATTTAGTTAATTCAAACATCTCTCCTGGGTTATAAACCATTTCAACAAAATTAACTAACCTATCATCTTTTCTATAGGCTTTTACAACTACATTTTCATCAAGGTTTTGTTTTTCTGATGGTGCTTCATTTATATTATTAAACTTTTCATTTAATACACTCTTATCTTCGTCTTTTAATAAATCATCATCAAAATCAGATTGTCTGAATAATTTTAAATATAAATCCCCATACTTACATAATGAATATACCCATCTGTATATATTCTTTTCAACATTTAAACTGTTTAATAAGAATGTAACATATTTAGAAATATTTGGATCGTCAGACTCCACCCAAACAGTTTCACCTTGTTCATTCTGTTCAGTAGCATCTTCTGCATATATTTCTAATATTGCAGAAACAGTTGAATCTTGAGCCATAGTATCTAATACTTGATATAATGTTTCTCTACTCTGTGACAACTGAGAAAAACTATTTATAGCTGTAATATCAATACTTGATGAATCACCTAATTCTGCTATATCTTTAAAAAATTCATTATCTGTATCTACACCAACATTGGTTTCAGGTACAGGCATAGGATTTATCTTATTACCTATTTTATCATTTTCTTTATTAAAAACTTTGTTATCTATATCTGGCATTCTTCTTATTTATCCTTATATTATTAAACAATCTCCATACAGCATGTAATCTGTTGTAGAAGCCCCCATACCAAAATCAGTATAATTATTATCTTTTCTTTTTAAGCTCTGCCCAAAAGCATTTGCTGCTCTCTTTAACTCATCTTCAAAATTTACAGTTATCTGTTCTTTCATATTATCTTGTGACGTTTCTGATGATACATCTACTATCGTATCTAAAGTCTCACCAAATTCAAAATCAAATTCTTCCCCATGCTGTGAGGCATTCCATATTGCTCCGCATAAAGCATCTGCAGAGTCTTTTGAATTTATACCACTTGGGGTATGATCTATCTTTCCATTTGAGTTATTTCTTTCTAACCCTAATAGCTCTTCTGTTAATAAATTATTTTCAAATAGTGTCAATCTTTCTTCATATATAGTATTTTTTAAATACTGATACGGTTGACAAATATTATCTTTTGTTCTATCTACAGATATTATTTCTGTATCAAATCCCTTACCTGAAAGTTGTTGGTTCATATCTGCGGATTGGAAAGAATCGAATGATACTCCTTTTATATTAAATCCATTATCTTTAAGCCAATATATGAACTGCCTATTCTTTTCAAAACTTATCTGATACCCTTTGGGAGCTTTTATAGAAACAACAAAAGCTGGTTGAAAGAATAGCTCTTTAGAAGGTGGTTGACCTTCTACAGGAGGTTTTTTGCCCTTTATCCAAACTCCAGCAATACCTGTTTTGTCTCCAGATATCGACATATCTAAATGTATATATAGTGGATATTGCAATAAAGTTTTATCAATACAATCCATATTAAAGTAATCATAATATTGATTATTATCTTCAGGATTATTACCTATTTCTATTATATCACTTGAAAATGGATTTTTTAATTCTAAATTCTTTATAGCTGCTATTCTTGGACCTGATAAATATCTACTACTACTTGTAGTTGATATACCTGCTACATCAGTTAATGCTATATCAATATCATCTATAAAAGTTTCATAATAACCAATAGGAACATCTAATATCTTATACCCTCTATTTCTATATATTTGTATATCTTTTTCAGTAGCATCTAATGGAATAACTTCAGATGCTAAAAATTTATTTCCTATAGCTACTTTAAATGTTCTTGAACTGTTTTTATCTTCTCTTATAACCCATTGTGGTTCATCAACTACGTAAGTTGTCTTACTTTCATTCTTCTTTTTATTCTCTATGAAAGTTTCCATATAAGATTGTTCTGTTCTCTTTGAAGAAGCAAGTATTAATAATGTAGGATTCTTATCACCTTTCATAAATCTTGATTGCATACGGGCATCAGCAGTATTAACAAGAGCTTTTGCTTTTTCCTTTTGTTTTTCTACATCTTGGTTGGGTTGAAATGATACCTCATCAAAGAAAGCACTAAATACTGCTCGGCCTATTATATGCCTACTCAAAGAACCAGCAATTAATTCAATATTCTTACTTGGGCTCCATTCTACATTTATTTCGCCCCTGACTGTCCCTCTTGATAAAAACCACTCTGAAGATTGAAGTAGTTGTTGCATCTTATCCCATGCTACGCCTTTACTTGCATCCAGAGTTATATTCATAACTGCAAATGTGATTTTGTCTATTGGCTGAAGACCATAATATACATATGGGTCTTTCAAGCATAACATTCTATATAATTCATATAGCATACATAAGACAGCTACAAAAGATTTACCAATACCTATAGAGCCAGTAAGCGCAAGAGTATGATATTCTGCTGGTAATAAAGGATCTGGAAAAATATTCTTCAACATATTTACCCAATAAGAATAAACGGTAAATCTTCCTTCATCATCTATTAATCCATTCCCAAGATATTTTTTATCTCTTAAGAATGTTTCAATATCTACAGGTATCTCATCATAATCTTCTAATATTAATTTATTATATGCATCAGAAGAACCTGAATCATATAATTGATTCAATATCTTCAATACTTCTTCTTTTTCTTCTCTACTTAAATTATCTAATTCTTTAAGGTTATCTATCATTACTATTCTCTAATTATATCTTCCACCCATATTTTGTATATACATTAGGTATAGAATTCTTCCATCCATACTTTGTGTAGATATAAGGCTCAGCTAATTTCCACCCGTATTTTGTATATACATATACAGAAGTACTATTCTCGTAATATGCATATAAAGTTAACTTACTATTTATAAAATATGAATAATCAAATTTATCTATTTTTCCAGATACTGGGTAAATTGTAAACGCAGAAGTAGCATTAGGATTATCACTTGCTTTATACTTACCTGGAGTTAACCCTTTACCAGATTCAACAATATCAAGTGGAGTAGTCGACCACCCTATTAAGTTATACCCTGGTTTTGCGGTAGTTACAGTAAAGTTGCCTTTTCCTTCAATGTTTAATAGAGCATTATCCATAGTAAAAGGAGAATCTGCTAAATATGCTTCATCTGTATCTTTTTGGAATATCTTTTTATCATTATCATCATTTAAAAATTTAAATTCTAATGTATTACTATATGCTGCTTTAGTTGGATAAAAATTTACATAATGATTTGTTTCTTGTAGTGGCCATATATCAGCTTCTGAATTATATATCTCATCACCTGATTTCCAACCACTAAAGGTGTACCCCTTAGTTTTATATTTACCATTAGATAATAAATCTAAATTAGGAAGTTCCGTTGGAACTCCATAGGTATGATCTAAAGTTAATATAATTATCCTATTATCATAACTAAAAAATCTGTACTTGCATCTTTTTGGTCGCCATACAGCGTAATAGGTTTTATCTGAAGAAATATTATATAATCTTCCCATTGGAGATATGGTAGCTTTAGCTTTCATTATCCCTTCAGGTGTATTATTATATTTTACAGTTGTCCAACCAAGAAAAGTATAATACTTAGACGTTGGTCTTATATTTGGGATTGTAAAAGAACTTAAATCATATACATTATAAGTGTCTTCTTGATCTGTAATAACCCATTTAAAAGTAAGTGTTCTTTCTATATTTTTTGTAACACTAACAGATCCAACTTTCGTCTTAGGTATAATAGTATGATCAACTAAATCTTGTGAACTACTCCTTGTTAAGCGACCTATATTCTCATACCAAATATCAATGCTAGAAACATCGTTACTAACATTTATAGAAAATTCTCCATATACATGAATAGATCTTCTTCTATTTGCATCTAGCTGATATCTATTAGAATGAATTTTTATATTAGACGGAGAATAAAAATTAATAGTATTATATCTAGTATTTACTACATATTTATCTAATCCACGAAGGTTAATATATAGATGATATTTGATTTTTACACTTTTACCTATTCTTTTAGAAGAATATATCTCTAGATCATGGATTTGTTTTGAATCGGCAGTAGTTTTTGCAAAATGTTTTTTAATAATAGACATTTAATATTATCCTATAAGTTATAATAGCTTAAACCAAATAGCACCATAATCGATACCACCATTAAGCTTTGTTGGCCTTACAAAAGTATACCCTGGTGTTCTACTTAATTCTTCATTATCTGTTGGAATATTATCTCCATACATTATATGTAGATTATTTCTGGCTTCATCTATATCTAATGCACCTGTACCTCCATGAGATCTATCTATAACAAAATTATCTGATGATCTATATATCCTACCTTTTTTTGAACCAGAGTATAATTCATCATCATATGATGAATCTATCCCTCCAATAGTTAATAAATTACTAACGTATTGCCTATCAGGCCGTGCGGAAGAATTATCAATAACAGGGATATTATGTAAATATAGGCCATGTATATCTACTACATCACTACTACTATCATTTCTTTTTAGTGTATTATCTGTTATATTTAATTTTCCAATATCTCCAACTTCTTCGCCACCAGATCTATATACATATTTGGTATTTAACTCAGATAATAAATTATAATAAGTTCTAGCTGATAAAAATGATTCATATCCACTCTTATCACGCCTAAATATCATAGATTCATATTCGTAAGAAGTCCCATCTAATTGAGAATAACATATTGGTATAAAGAATCTATCCGCCTTGCTACCATTATAGTTAATATTTTTTTGTATCCAAATAGTGTTGCCATAGTATTCGAATGTAACTGCATTATTAACTCTTATACCATCTTCTTTTGACGGAAAAATAGCTTCTTCTACCTTAAACGCTTCTTTTTCTACTACATAATAATATACTTTATTGGCTACAACCTCTGTATCTTCAGTTAATACATAAGTATCATTATCTGTATCATATTCATAATAACCTTTTTCAGAAGGATTACCATAAGGATTTGATACAACAATATGAACATCAACTTTTGAAATATTTGTATATGGTATAGATATAATAGATACATTTCCTACATTAGAAGATATAGAAGAATTAGAATCAGATAAAATAACATCTAGACCGAATAAGCATTTATCTTCACATGGCCAATACCCTTTATTTAAACCAGATAAATCACTAGAAAATACAGGGCTTGGAACATCATATCCTATATTAACTCCACCCCCCATAAATGTGACTTGTTTATCAAATAATTCTTGATTCCAAGTCCAGTAATCTTTAATATTTTCAGGGTCTGTTTCGTCATGTATATACACTGTAGGATTTCTTAAACACGATTCTGCCCAATCTTCAGCAATAATACCAGCAAAATCATTAGAAACAAATGATAAAAGTTCAGTTAATTTTTCAGCATTTAATATTCTATTTTTTGTATTATATATATAAAAAGCCATTTAAGTTTTCCTTAATCATTTATTATATCTTTATAATGTGCAGTTAGTTTTATATCCTCATAACCATCTATAACTGCATCTTTTAATTCTTCAAAGCTATCTGATGTTATATAATAATATTTATCATTATAATATAACTCCCAGCCATCAAACACTTTTCCTTCAATTATTTCTGGGATAGGGAATTTAATAGTATGATTAGTTGGAGTATAAGTATCATCAGAAATTATAATTCCACTATTAGTATAAAACCTTAATCTAAATACAACTGGGACTATAAACTCTATTATATTTTTTCTATTATAAACTTTTTTTAGATAATTCTTATTTCTACGTTCCCATGATATAGGATATTCATAAGAATATACTTCATTTTCATATATCATTATTAATAATCACCATCTAAATATTGATTACCCATCTCGTCCATTAGTCTATCTATAATGGTTTGTACTTCTATAAGTGAATGCATTGCCTCACTATATTGTTCTTCATGAGTTATATAATTATAAGCTTCTTTTAACTTAAATAATGCTTGCTTAGCATAAGATCTAAATGACTCAATGCCACCTTCGTCAATATCACCAAAATCTTCAGAAAGTAATTTCTCACCTTCTTCTTTTGTAATATGTTTTCTACTTACTAAATCATTTATATATTCTTTAGGCGTCCAGTCTTTTGGCATCTTGCCTTCTTTAAATTTTTTAATCTGCTCTCTTGCTATATCCATCTTTACATTAGCAGATTCTGTATATAACTCTCCATCACTATTAAAAGAGTGCCTAATAAACCTATCCACCATTATTAGTTTTTCTTTATCATCATAAGTATCTCCAAGCTTGCTTAGTTTTTTAAGAGTTTTTGAAATAAACTTTTTTTTATCATCATCCCTAATTTTAAGATTATGCTTAGATGACACCTTGTTAAGCATATCTAATACTTGTTTTGCAGTGACACTCTCATTCATCAGATCTTTTTTTTTATTTTCCTGAGCCATCAACTGCTTCAGTATCTTATTACTTATTCTTCTGCCTTGTGTATGAGTTATCTCACCATCATCAACCATCTTTTGTATAGAATTGTTAAAATACTTATACATTATTTCTTTTATATTATCAGGAACTTCTTCTTTTGCTTCTGTTAAAGACTCATCCAGATCATATTCATCACTTAAATGAAATAGTACTTCTTCCCAGATAGATTCAAGTTCGCTCCATGATAAACTAGAATCACTATTATCAACATATTTCTGCACTGCTGGCTCCAGTACATTATATAGATTACTTACCAGATCTTGCCTGCTATTAAATGATAAATCTTCATCAAATAATGATTCACTAAGATGCATAGCTTTTAATGCTTTTGAAGTAACTTTTTTACCTGTCTCTCCTTCTTTTGGAATAGTCTCTTTAGCTAATTTTTCATTTTCCTTAAGTGCGTCTTCAATCTCTTTTTCATCTCTATCTTTATCTTCAACAGCTTTTCCAAATACTGGATCTACATTTGTAGTTATTTTCTTTGGCACATTTGGGAAATTTTCATCTAATTTCATTTCTTCTTCCACCTTTATTTCATTACCATCTAACTCATCAATAGCTTCTTGTCTACCATCATCTATTGAACTTGCAGTAGGAGAAATTAATTCAACTAATTGTTGTAATTTTCCTACATTCCTATTCTCATCTTCTAATATACTTTCAATAACAGGAACTAATTCCTCATATCCTTCATCATTAAGATTAACAATTATACTATTAAAATCACGAATATTATCCCATTTCTTATTTATTGAATCTATGATAATATCAGATATTCCTGTTACAGTATTTATATCTGCATTCTCTCTTAATTTTAACTTCATTCTAATCCTTCAGGCACTTTTTCTTTCAAATCATAGTAATTAAGTTCATCAGTTGTTAAAACCTTATCTAATTTTATATAAGTTCCCCAATTGTCATCTTCATAAACATCAAGAATTTCCACATCTTTAGGGACAGTTCCTGGGCCCAATCCATGTTTTGTATAATACCAAAATTCATGGGGTGGTTTATCAAATGCCTCATCAAGAACATTGTATATTTTTATAACATGATTTGCTTCATAGGAATCACTTCCATCATCATCAGTTATATTTTCAAACATATTATATTTTAAACCTTTATCATCAAGCCACTCTTTGGCATAATGTTCAAACCTCAAATGATCATGTTTCCAATCACCATCTATACAGAATGTTATTGTATTTTCAAACTGACCATCAAACCAAAAATCTCTTACCCATACTTTATCTTCTATATACTCATCAAGTTCATAGGCTATTTCTTTTAATCTATTAAATGATTCCTCATCTATATCCTCATCTAATGATTCATTCTTATCTCTATTAAACATAGTAGTCATATAAGTATTTACTTCTTCAGCTGTTTTAGCTTGCCTTATAAATCTTGATAATTCATTCTTCTGTTGTGAAGATAATGACGTTTTATTTGATTCATATAACATTTGTAATTCATAACAATTTGAATTATCTCTAAATTCTTTTCTATCCCACTTTTTAAGACATTCTGTCAAAGCTTGTTTATAAGATGTTAAACTACACCTATTTCCCGATTTATCTTCTACCTGTACTATATCTTCATCTGGGTGCTTTTCAGCATAATCTACAACTCCCTGCTTAGACATTGCTACATACACTGTATCACCATCGCTATTTATTCCATAATATTGCTGCATATTAATCTCCTGTATTACTATCTGGTGCTGAATCACCTGTATCAGTATTACCACCATTCTTATTAAAAGTTTCAATACCTTTTTCATAATCAGGTATTATAGGAGATAATCCGGTCATAGGTAAATCTTTTTTCTTTTTCTTCTTATTCTGATAGTACTCTACTATATCTTCTTTGTATTTATTTTTAAAGTATTCTATATCATTATTCCTATCTCTTGAATTCCCGGCATAAGCATATTCAATTTCGTTATCCTCATTATCTTTAACTTGGGTAACATAATTTTTAGAATATTTATCATACCAAGAATCAATATGAAGTTTATCATTTAATTCAATTATTTTTTCTATTAGGATCATTTGTCTTCTCTATATAAGTTCTATATTATATGTTTTTAGAATATATTTTTTAACACCATCTAATGAGGTATAAACGCGGGGCTTGAATAAATTAAGATCCTTATCAAATCCAGAAATTTCATATTTATGTTCCCGCTTATTTATTCTTATGGTATCCCCATTATCCATTTCTAGTCTGATATTATTCTTATACTTTATTTGTTTTCTTTCCATAGATTCGTTTACAGACTCCGCAGTTAATACTTCATCTATATATTTACCAGCACCTTTATATCTAGTATGTGCTATTTTTGCTTTATTCATTGAAGTATTGCTTTCAATATCTGCTTCTCTATTAAATAAACTTTTTTCAACAGAACACAGATAAAGATGCTTTTTAAGATCCATATGACTTAATGCTTTTTCATTCTTAATAACAGTTTGATATCCAAGATGAGATGCTGATATTGCATACAAGCATTGTAGATCTGTTATCTCCCCATTTAAAAATTCTTCTATTACTTCAAATAGATTATTATCCGCTATAGGAGCGTATACATAATCACAATTATCTAATTTCTCTTGAATAGCTTGTAATCTTGGATTATCTAAATAATCATCTAACTTATTCCTACATAAAGATACCGCTAACATCCAATCTACATCTACATCAAACCTTGCTTCTACAAGATCAGTCTTATCAAAAGTAAATATATACAATGAAGAATTTACATCATTAGCAACCCACATACCAGCTTGAGATATTTCTTCACCAAGATAGAATCCATCTGCAAAATCATTACTACTTCCAGGTGCTTTTTTAAGAATTATATCTCCAACTATTGCTGTATGAGCACCATGACTGTGTACTGTTATATCTTTAGTTTCGTATTCATCTTGTGCTTCTAACCACGCTATTTCGTTCAAAAATAAATTATGATTATAAGCAAAATTATAAATATTTTCTAATTGTATTTTATCAGGTATCAATCTACCTGACTTAATATCAACAAATTCTTCTTCAGTTAAATCTATTTGTCTATACAATTTTTCATAGTCTTCATCAGATTCAATAAATAAATCCTCTATAATCTGAAGATCTTTTGCTATTTCTGTATATGTATTATCCAATCTAAATCCTAAATTTCATTATATATTTATATTAATATGTATTATTATATTGTATTATTATCTTTAACATTTTTGTTAATAGGGTATATACAAAAATGTTAATAGGGTATATACAAAATTGTTAATACCTTATAATCCCCAATGCCTATGTTGCTCATCAGATTCAATAGTTTCTAAATCACTGATAATATTTTCTTTCGCCTCTTTAGAATAATCATTCTGTACACAATCTTGTATATATTCATTAAGATCTCTTATATCATCTATATCATCATGTTCATCAAATTCATTAATAAGAACATCATAAGCAAGATCTATGTCTGCACCATTTTGTTTACTAAATTTATCTGGAGATATTTGCTTTGCATAATCAAGAACATCTTCAGCGGATAAGTAAGTATCTATATAATGACGTATTTCATCATCTTTAACTTCTATTTCTTCATAATATATTTCAGGTTCTCCAAATTCATCATCCATATCTGGTAATTCAACCTGTACTTCCATATATTTTTCTAATAACATTATATTAGTCCTTTATGTATTTAGATAATAACTATAAATAATTTAGCAATTATTGATTTCATTGTAAATAAATAATATAAAAATTTAACTAAAAATGGGATTAAAAAATTAATCCCATAAATCACCTATATATTTACTAATCTCTTTTAATAACTTATCTCTAGAATTTATTTTTGTAATTTCAAAACTTTCTTCATCTTTTAGCCATTCATTTTTTGCCTTTATACATTCTTCTGAATTCATACCAAATTTTTCTTCAGTTTCTATATATTTATCAAATGATTGCTTTGTAACTTCATCTTCATATCTGTTGGCAAGTTCACTTAATTTAATCATATAAGCTAATTTATTTTGCCATTCTTCATAGCTACACCAGCCAGGATAGCTATTACCTGCATCTTTTAAAAATTTTAGCCCATTTTCAAGTACAATTAATATATAATTATCTAGATCCCATGCATCATATCTTGAAATGCCATATCTTATTCTTTGATATACCCATTTTATTGATTTTAATATACTACGTATATTTTTTAATATATATTTTTTTCTATATGGACATTTAAATAAATTATTATCCACACACAAATTTAATTCTTTATTCATTATTTTCCTTTGTCTCTATAAGTTTATTTAAATACCACCTGCCTTTTTGAAGATCTTCTAAGCCATTTTTCTTTTGATATCTAGACAGATATTTTATAACATTTCCAACTAAATAGCCTTCAAACTGTTCTGATGTTAATTTATCTTCGATATAATCAATAACTTCAACATTGCCTAAATAATGATTTGGGTGATTTACATTATCTACTTTTTTTCTTTTTTCACTTGGTGGCATATTTTTTCACCTCTCTTTTAGCTTTAATCATATAATCATCCCAAAGACCTTTACTATGAATAAATTCTTTTGGGGATAATCTTGACTGATTCTGCTCTTCTTTTAATTTATGACTTAACAAAAACTCAGATGATACATTCTTGCCGAATTTCATTTTTTCGACTTTAGATAAACCAGCAGTAATATCAGATAATCTTTTTAAATCTTTAGATGGAATTTCATACTTAACTTTTGGAAGATTTTTAGCAGAATTCCATTTAATAGATGCTCCACTTGTTCTAGGTTTAACTACAGTTGCAATCTTCTTAATATCATCTGCATTAAAATAAATTAGCCCATCTTCACCACAATCTTCAAATTCTAGATCAAGCTTTTTATACTTATCTTTTAATTCTTTATATACATTACGGGCAGTAGAGCATTTATTATAAAAACACAATACCAATTTACCATCTTCATATGTATGTTTTATGACACTCTTTCCTCTTGAGCAAGGTATATATAAATCATCATAAGAAGAATCTATATTACCATTTTCATCTCTTGGGAAGTCATTAGTATAAGAATCTAAACAACCTAATACTCGATAAGTGCCTGTATATTTTTCTAGGAATCTAAACATATATTTACACCTATTACATAAACATACCATAGATATATGGAATAATAACTAATATAAACCCAATACTTATATAAATAATAGAAGATATATCACTATTTTCTTCCTTCTTATCAAAAATGCCGCTAGATATATAAAATTTTTGTTTGTAATTATTATCTTGTGAATGACTGTACTCTTTTGCCGCATTTATAGTAGCTATTTTAGCTAAAGATTCGTATCTTTGTACTAATTGATTATCTGCCCTGGCTTTTGATTGCATAGCATTGAATTCATATTTCTTAGCCTGATTTAAATACATCTGAGTATTCATAATTATGTCTCCATTAATTTTGATAAATATTTAGCTCTACTATCATCATCCATATAAGCAATTTTACAACATTCATTAAGTATCTTTATTGATTCTTCTTGAGAAAGATTAAACTCTCTTTCTAATGTTTTTATTAAGTGAACTACAAGATGAGTAAATTCAATACATATATCTTTTGCAGTACCCTCTACTTTTGCTATATTATTATTTACTTCTATCATAATAATAGCTACCTCTGTTCTACAGACTGACTTATCTTGCCAGTCTGTAGAATTCATCCAACATAGAATGACCATTAATAAGTCTATTCCAATTATTTTCATTACAGTTAGCAGTTACTCTCGCTGGTTCTTTATGAGATACAAGGTCTGCCATAGCATTAATTGCTCCATATACAGTGCCTTTAAACTGCTTAATATCTTCTTCATTATAGCACTGAATATAACTATCTTTCAGTGATGAAACATTCTTAATTCTTCTTTCAGAATCCTTAGATGGATCTACAGGAAACATCTTATCAAAGATCTGCTCAATCTGCGCATCCGTAATAGTAATATTAGAAAGTCTATCAGCTTCTTCTTTAAGTTCAGTCATATATTTATCAGCAAGCCCTAGAGTATGTTTAGCTTCTTCAATTCTAGAATAAATGCCTGTAGTATGTTTTGTAGCCCAAGATCTATGAGCTTTTCTGAG